GCTGCATCGTCCAGGTCGAAGTCGTCGACCGGCGCGGCGGCGGATGTGTCCGGCGCGAACGTAGCGTCGGGCGGCGGCTCGTCGGCGAAACGGTTGCCGACGATCTGGTCGTACTTTTCGCCGGCGACGCACTTGATGGTGATGGCAACGGGTTCGGCCAGATTTCCGGCGCTGGCGACAGCAACGGCGTCGGCGGCTGTGTCAGGGACCGGCTGGTCCGTGCGCCTTCGCCACCAAGATTCCGCCTTCGCGCGCGGCCAGCCGGTGTGCTCGAAGCAGACCCACTCCGACCGCCAGATGCTCCACCCGATGCGGTACTGGACGCGCATCGTCTTCGGCGCGTCGGGCAGCGCGTCGCGCTTCGTGTGGACGCTGTAGGAGACCTCGCTAACCGGATACTCGTTCGTGATGGCCTGTGGGGACAAGATGGCGGCGCTCGATGCCTTGGCCTCGTGCTGTCGGCGCTCAGGCTCGGGGAACTCGTGGCCGCACTCAGGACACACTGCGTACCCCGCCGCGATGATCGCATGGCAGTCCGGGCATTCCTTGGCCGGGGCCTCGCCGTCGCCATTGCCCGGCTCGGTGATCCTGATCGCGTCCACCGGGCCGTGCCTGAGAACGTTGCCGCCGAAGTCGAGGACCAGGCAGTCGGCCTTGCCCGGATGGGTGCGGAAACCCCTCCCGACCATCTGGTAGTAGAGGCCCGGGGAGAGCGTGGGCCGAAGCATGGCGATGCAGTCGACGTTCGGCGCGTCGAAGCCCATGGTCAGAACGTTCACGTTCGCCAGGTACGGCAGCCGCCCTTCGCGGAACTCGCGGATGGCCGCGTCGCGCTCCGCCGTCGGCGTGTCGCCGCAGATGAATCCGCAGCGGACGTCGTGGTCCTCCTGGAGGACGCGCTGGACGTGCAGGCCATGCTGGATGCCGCTGGCGAAGATGAGGGACGCCTTGCGGTCCTTGGTGTGCTCGATAATCTCGGCGCAGGCGCTGCGCACCAGACGATCAGTGTCCATCATGGCCTCGACCTCGCCAGCGATGTACTCACCGCCACGGACGTGCAGGCTGGACCAGTCGCCTTTCTCGCTGCCGGCCTTGGTGCGCAAAGGACACAGGTAGCCCTGCACGATGAGTTCCCGGATACCAATCTCGTAGCAGATGGCGTTCAGGAAGTGGTCGGGCGTGCAGATGCTCCCGCTCGACATCCGGTACGGCGTCGCGGTAAAGCCGATGGTCCGCATGTGGGGATTGACGACCTTGGCCTCGACCAGGAACGTCTGGTACATCCCGTCGCCTTCGGGTGGGATCATGTGCGCTTCGTCGATGATCACGAGGTCGAAGGCATCGAGGTCGCACGCGCGCTTCCAGACCGACTGGATGCCAGCGACGGTAACCGCGTATCCGGTGTCCCGTCGGCGCAGGCCCGCCGAATAGATGCCCATCGGCAGGTCCGGCGCGAGGTGCGAGAGCGTGCCCGCCGTCTGCTCGAGCAATTCCTTGACGTGGGCCAGCACCAGGACGCGGCCGTTCCACTGCGTGACCGCGTCCCGGCAGATAGTGGCCATGACCGGGGTCTTCCCACCGCCTGTCGGGATCACGACGCACGGATTGTCGTCGTGATCCCGCAGGTGACGGTACACCGCTTCGACGGCCTCTTTCTGGTATGCCCGCAGTTCCATGCTTACGCCGGACCGATTCTCACCAGGGTGCGCCCGCCCTCGACCGGTCCGCGCTTCTCGATGGCCAGGCGCACGATCTGACTGTCGTCACGGTACGCGCCGCCGTGCTGGAGGGCGTCCAGGAGGGCCTTCATCGTGTTGTCGATGTCCCGCCGCCGGTTGTCCGGCGGGTACATCTCGACCTCGACGGCCAGCGGCCCCTCCAACGGTCGTACCCCCAGGGCCGCGAGGGTCGAGCAGACGCGCGTGCGAAACGCCCGACCCTCGCGGCTGATCAGTACCCGCCGGCCCACCACGCGGAAGTAATGGTTGACCGACGGCGGATATGGGAGTTCGAGTTCAAGCACGGACACCGGCCCATTCCAGTTTTCGGAGCATCCAGCGGATGCGTTTCGCGTGCGCCTTCAGGCGTTCTTCGTGGCCGGGGCACCGGTGGCTCTCCGGGCGCGGCGACGGGTCGCCATGAGCCGCCAGCGTCGCCTGAACCAGCACCCGCCCGACGCACAGGACACACAGGTGCACGGTTTCCGGGGAGGCTGGATGCTGCTGTTCGTCCGAGGGGCTGAGCCGCGGTGTGGTGAGCGGCCCGCCGCAGGCAGGACAGTCGGCATCCAGCGCAAGGTACGCCGCGCTGCGCCGCCCCATGGGCTATCGCTTCCAGGGCGGAGTGCTGGAGGCGGCCTGCTGGGGCGGCGCGGCGGCCGATTCCTTCTTGGCGTAGCCGCTCACCTCATTCTGCAGGTCCCCCGTGTCGTCGCGCTTCTTGACCTTCACCGTGACGACCAGGGGCAGGTTGTGCAGTTCGAGCGAGTCCTTCGGGGCCATGACGCCCACGGCCCGGCAGATGGCCGAGAGTTGGCCACGGGCGATCTGCTCGGCCTGGGGGTTGGGGTTCTTCAGGTTCAGCCGGGCCCAGACCTTGCGGCCCTTGTACTCGCCCTCGATGACCTCGAAGGTCAGGTTCAGGAACTGGCCGGCACCCTTCTTCGTGGGCCGCATCTCGGATTCCGTGATGACGGCCAGGTACTTGCCCGCCGGCAGCGGGTCGAAACTGGTCGGTTCGACCTGGCTGGCATCAAAGCCATTGAGGTTAGCCATTGGGATTCGCTCCTTCGCTGGTGGTGGTGCTGGTGGCCGCCGACATCGCCGCCACGAGGGCGTCCCACGAGAGCGGGAGTTCCCCCGGCAGGCTGTAGCGGTTCTTGGCGATGCAGGCGGGGCTGCCGACGGTGCGGATGATGCGCTCGCCGCCATCCTTGCCGAGCGGGGCGGCGATGGTCCGGGTACGGTTGAAGCCCGCGTCCTCGGTCTCGGTGCGGAACTTGCGGGTGGCAAAGAGCACGGCGTCGGCCCACTCGGTCACGAGCGCCGTCGCGTGCTTGTGGAGGCGCGGCGAGTACCGGTCGTAGGCCGCCGACTCCGGGTCCTCGAACTTTTCGACCCTGGCGTGGGCGATGAGGATGATGACCATGCCGCGGTCGTTGCGGAGGGTGTCGAGACGGGTGAGGACTTCCCGCCACGGTGTGACGGCGTGGGTGTAGCCCTTGGCATAGCCGCCGTCGGCCTTCTCGATGCTCTTCACGCCGTACTCGGCGCAGACCTGGTCCCAGATGAGCCGTTCCAGCCAGTCGAGCGAGTCCAGGACGACCGTCTGGTAGTCGTGCGGCTCCTTGTGGAGCGACGCCAGATCCTCGATGACCTCCTCGAAGGATTCGGCCAGGGGGAAGTGGTGGCAGTCGATTTCCCCCAGGCCGTCCTCGGTCGGCACGAAGATGGGGCCCGGCGCCCCTGCGCCGAACGTGCTCTTGCCGATGCCCTCGGTGCCGTAGAGCAGGATGCGCGGCGGCATCGGGCGTTTGCCCTTGTGAATGGTTCCAAGCAGTCCCATGCGGGTGTTCCTTTCTTGAAAGGCCGCGATGGACGGGCAGGCCCAGGGAGTCCGGCTGCCGTGGCCAGCGGCAGCACGCCATCCCGCCCGTCATCGCGGCTTGGCCGCGGGGCGAACCACTCGCCCCGACACTAGATGATTACCCGCAGAGGCCGTTTTTTTGTCGCCGGGCACGAAACTCATATGTCCGACATGTGTCGGACATGTGTCCCCAATGTGTCCCTCATGTCACCGCGCCGGCGGACACAGTGTCGGATATGTGAGTTTCGCCGGACATGCCCTGCGCTAGATACGTGTCACCGGCTCCCCCCCGAGACTCGCGGCCGTCGTCCCGAGAACGGCTCGGGCCACGCACGCGAAGGTCTTCGGGAAGGAGCAGATCATGGCCGCGAGGAACAGCACGCAGTTCAGCAGTTACGAAGGAAAGGTGCCGCAGTGGAAGGTGAACCTGGCGCTCGGTCGCATTCGGGCCTTCGGGTTCCCGAAGGACCAGTGGCAGGACGTCCTTCAGGACGTGGTCGTCGACATCATGAAGTTCCGGTTCGACGCCGCGCGGGCCCTCTGCGCCGTCGTGAACAACCGCCTGATGAGCATCATGCGGGGCCGCGAGCGGGCGCGCGAGCGGACCCGGCAGCATGCGGCGGCAGCGCCTGTCCTCTATGAGGACCGGACGGAGCTTGAACTGGATGTGCGCTCGGTCGTCGCCTCGCTCGCGCCCTTCGAGCAGACGGTCTGCGCGGGCCTCGCCCGTGGCGACTCCCGCCACCAGATCGCCCTGGCGCTGGGTTGCGGCTGGTACAAGGTCGACCGCGCTGTCGAGGCCATCCGGGCGCGGTTCGAGAAACTGGGCCTGGAGGACTGGCTATGCGCCTGACAGGCCCGGGCATCGACTGCGAATCTTTGCCGGAATCGACTGGATTTCAGGCCGACCTTGAGCCACTGATCAGGGGACGGAAGCGGCCCCTGTCGGCGGCCTGGATCAGCGACGGCCTGCTGGCCGAGACGCGCCGCGTATGGTCGAGGGAATACGGCCGCCCCGTCGACGAAGAAGAGGCCATCGAGATGCTGATGAACGTCAGGCGGCTGGCGGAGGTACTCATGAAACCGTACCTGAAAGGAGACCAGCGATGAAGGTGGTCGTGTGGGCGCGCGTGTCGTCGCGCGAGCAGAAAGAAGGCTACTCCCTCGATGCCCAACTTAGGGCCAACCGCGAGAAGGCCCGGCGGGAGGGGTGGACCGTCGTCCAGGAATTCGTCATCGCGGAGTCGGCCAAACGCGGGGCCGAGCGGGTCGAGTTCAACCGCATGCTGGCGTGGGTCAAGAAGCACGCCCGGCGGGCAGGCATCGAGGCCATCCTCAGCCACAAACTCGACCGCGTCTGCCGCAACATGCGGGACGCCGTGCGGCTACAGGAACTCGAAGACGAGTGCGGGGTGCGCCTGGCGTTCGTCGAGAACCAGTTCGGCCCGGGCGCGGCCGGGGCGCTCTCGTTCAACGTCATGGCGGCGGTCGCCCAGTACTATAGCGACAACCTGAGGAGCGAGGTCCTCAAGGGAATGGACGAGAAGGTCCGCCAGGGCTGGCTGCCGGCCAACGCGCCGTTCGGGTACAGGAACGTCAAGGACGCCCCCGACGAGCCCATCCAGCCGGACCCGAAGACAGCCCCAACGGTGGTCCGCATCTTCAGTCTCTACGCGAGCGGCGGCATGACCTTCCGGACGCTGGCCGACACGCTCGAACAGGAGGGCCACGCCTACAGCGCTGTGCAGCCGCGGTTCACACGCACGACACTCTCGTACATCCTCAGCAACCGGTTCTACGTCGGCGAGATCGCCTGGCACGGCAGCGCATACCAGGGCAAGCACCAGCCCATTGTGAGTCGAGCCACCTTCGAGGCCTGCCAGCAGGTCTTGAAGGGCCGGAACCACCGCACTGGCAGCCCGAATCTGCCGCTCGCGGGCGGGCTTTTCCGCTGCGCCTACTGCGGCCAGTCGCTGACGGGCGAGCACATCCGCCGGCGACTGGCCGACGGCTCGGTCCGCGAGCACGTCTACTACCGCTGCGCGAACAACAACCCTGGGCCAGACCACCCGGTAGTACGGTGGAAGGCCCATGACCTCGACGCTGCCGTGGCTAAGGAACTGGCGGCGCTTCGGATGCCTTCGGAGGAGGCGACCGACTGGTTCCGAAACGCCCTCGCGGAGGCGGCCAGCGACGTGGTGGAATGTCACCGGCGCCAGCGGCGGGACCT